TGACTTCCACTCCATCCATTAAAAGAACAAAGAGAATCTGTATATGATTGGAGACAGATTGGACTTGGAATCTTTGGTCTTGCCGATTTGCTTATTAAACTGGGAATTAAATATGGTAGTCCAGAAGCCATTGATTTATGTGACATGATTGGACATACTATGGCAGATATGGCGATTAAAACATCTGCTGTGTTAGCAAAAGAATATGGTGTATATCCTAAATATAAACCAGAAGCGGTAGAACAATCAGCGTTTTATAGTAAAAATGCATTAGGAGAAACAAAAGAATTAGTAGAATCATTTGGACTTAGAAACTCTCAGTTACTTACAATTGCACCAACTGGATCTCTTTCAACTATGATTGGTGTATCTGGTGGCATTGAACCTATTTTTGCAAACTACTATACAAGAAAAACAGAGTCTCTTAAAGGTCATGATGAATATTATAAAGTCTACACTCCAATTGTAAAAGAATATATGGATAAACATGAATTAAAAGATGATTCTGAATTACCAGATTACTTTGTAACTGCGCAGACACTGGATTATAAGAACAGAATCTATATGCAAAGTATTTGGCAGTCACACATTGATGCATCTATTAGTTCTACTGTTAATGTTCCAAATGATTTTACAGTTGAACAGGTTGAAGATTTATATATGACAGCGTGGGATGCAGGATTAAAAGGTGTAACTATCTTTAGAGACGGATGTAAACGTGCAGGTATTTTAACGACAACTATTAAAGAGAAAGATACAAAGCCAGCTGATGTCAAACCTCATACTTTAGAAAGAGGAATGATTATTAAAGCAGATGATAATTGCATTGGCAAGAAAAGGACACTTACAACTGGATGTGGAACATTACATTGTGAAGCATTTTTTGATCCAGAAACCGGACAGCTTCTTGAAACATATTTCAGTAAAGGATCTTCCGGTGGTTGCCAGAATTTTATGATTGGCTTATCCAGAGCTATTTCACTTGCTGCTAGAGGCGGAATTGATATTTATTCTATTGTCGATCAGCTTGCATCATCTGGAACTTGCCCGTCATATGCAGTGCGAAGAGCAACAAAACATGACACATCAAAAGGAAGCAGTTGTCCAGTTGCAATCGGAAATGCATTAATAGATATGTACAATGAAATGCAAAATGATCTATTTGATGATGGAGATGGTGATGAATTTATAGAAAGTACTAATAAACAGATAAATAAAGCTAAGTGTCCTCAATGTGGAGGAGAGTTAATTTTTGAAGGTGGATGTAACACATGTAAATCATGTGGATGGAGTAAATGTGATTGATAAGCTATTAAAGCTTTGATATAAAAATTTAATTAAACAAAATACGGAGAAAAAGGAGAACTAAAAACATGGCAGAAATTACAATGAAATCAACAAAAGCAGAAATTATGGAAGCGTATAAGGCAGCGGTGGAGAAACTTGATACAAGAGACCGAATGATTGATGATCCTGCAAAAGAAGCAGCGAAGGCTAAAAAGGTAGAAGTTATCGAATCTGCAGATGCAACAGCAAAAGAGGATATCTTTAATCCAGAGATTATCAAGAAATACAATGATCTTACAGAAGCTATTGAAATTAAACAGCTTGAGTTAGATGAATTATATGGCATTGAGACAAAAGCAAATGCTATGGCAGCTATGATCAATGCTTATAAAGAGAAAAATGAAGAGTTAAAAGAGGCTCAGGCAGCGAAAGAAGCAGAGATTGAAGCTGAATTGGGTGAGAAAAAAGATACACTGAAAGCTGAAATTGAGGCACTGAAGCAGCAGAAACAGGAAATTATTGATTCTATCAATGCAGAAGCTAAAGCAAGAGAAAATGAAATTAAATTAACTCGTAGCCGTGAGGAAGATGAATATACCTATAATCTGAAACGTAGTCGTAAAGCTGAAAATGATAAGTGGGAAGATGAGAAAGCTGCTAGAGAAAAGATTTTGGAACTTAGAGAAACAGCGGCTCTTGAGAAAGAAACAGAACTGAATGCAAAAGCTGATCATGTAAAGGAATTAGAAGCAAAAGTAGAAGAGATTCCGACATTGATTGCAGCAGCAACAGAGGAAGGTATTAAAAAAGGTAGAGCCGATGCTGATAAATCAAATGCGTTTGAGGTCAGAGCACTTAAGAAAGATGCTGAATATCAGAAACAGCTTCTGGAAGATAAAAATGAAAGACTTACAGAGGATCTGGCTAATGCGAGAGCAGAAAAAGTTGAATTACAGCAGAAACTTGACGATGCATATGCTCAGATGAGAGAACTTGCTGCTAAGACTGTAGAATCTACCGGTGGAGTTAAAATTCTGAACGGTCAGACTCAGCAGAATAATAAATGATAATTTAATTATACGGTATGCGTAAGAAAACGCATACCGTAGTAAGGAGAATTATATGAATCCGGTATTTATATTTTTAGTATTAGTTGGAGCTGTAGTTTTATGGTTTCTATTATCTGCACTGTTTTATCCATTTGGGAGATTCTTACATAGAATCTGGAAAGATGCAGCAGATGAAATAAATAGAGAAGAAAATAAAGAAAAAGATAAGGAGAATGAGTAATGAGAAAAGGATTTTTAGGTGGGGTTGGATTAGCAGTAATAATTGTAGCAGGATTAATTTGTGTAGCAAAGTGTACGGTAAGAGTTCCTGCTGGTTATGTAGCTGTAGAATACAAGATGAACGGCGGAATTTCAAATGATACTCTTCCACAGGGATGGCATTTGATTTCACCTACAGTAAAAACATCACTGTATTCAATTGGTATTGAACAGTCTTATCTGACTTCAGAAGATAAAGGTGATTCACCAAAAGATGAGAGTTTTAAAACACCTACTGCTGATGGAAAACAGCTTCTTGTTGATTTGGAATTCTCTTATAAGTTCGATCAGGATCAAGTTGCTGATGTATTTACAAGATTTAAAGGTCAGTCCGGTGAAAGTGTAAAAAATACTTTCATTAAACCAAAGATGAAAGCGTGGACACAGGAAGTAACTGCTAAGTATCCGGTAACAGATGTATTTGGTGATAAACGCCAGGAACTGAATGAAGCACTTGACAAATACTTGAAAAAGAAATTTGAGCCATATGGAATTATCATTGATACTGTAAACTTTACTTCGATTTCAACCGATGATGAAACTCAGGCAGCTATTCAGAAGAAAGTAAATGCACAGCAGGAACTGGAACTTGCAAATATTGAAGCTAAGACTGCAAAGGTACAGGCAGATAAAGATAAAGAAGTTGCTCTTATTGCAGCAGAACAGGATAAAGAAAAGGCCGCTATTGAGGCTGAACAGGCGAAGATCACTGCTGAAGGTAAAGCGGAAGCAACAAGAATTAAAGCGGATGCTGAAGCAGAAGCAAATAAGAAAATTGCTGAGTCTCTTACTCCAGAGCTTATTGAGAAACAGAAAATTGATAAATGGAATGGTGATGTGCCGAAGGTGCAAGGTGGAAATGCAGCAACAATTGTTGACGCAGGAGACTTAACATCAGGAACGGCAACTGTAAAAGGAGAATAATATGACGGGAATTTTACTTATTATTGTGTCATTATTGGCATTAGCTTTAAGTTGGATCGTAACATGTGTAATTATAAAATTGATCACATTATGTTTCGGGGTCGCTTTCAGCTGGTTGATTGCTACAGGAATTTGGCTTGTATTCTTATTACTGAAATCAGTATTTGGGAAATAAGCAGATATGGTTAAGTTTAAAACGTATGAAGGTTATTTATTAAATATAATTAAATCAGAAGAGGAGAATGAACAAATGGCAAAATTAACAGGGTATTATGCAGTAGCAGTAATTGAAGAAGTAACTTGTTGTTGTAAAAAAGACTATTATTATGCAGTTTTTGATGACGGTAATACATATAAGGCCGGGGACCAGGTTTTAGTAAGTGGTTGTAATAAGGATGTTCTGACTATTAAAGAAATTTTAACAGTACCGGAAGCAGAAGTAAAATATAATAAAAATATTACTGCTGAAATTATCTGTAGAGTTGATACATCTGCATATGATCAGCGTATTGAAAATAGAAAGAAAGCTGAGAAGCTTAAAAAGGATATGGATGCAGTGATTAAACAGATGGATGTAACAAAGAAATATGAAATGTATGCGGCTGAGAATCCGGAACTGGCGGCCTTGCTTGATCAGTATAAGGAGTTAACGAAATAATGATTAAAACGATATTAAAAAATATTGTGTTTTTCATTATCAGCGTGATATGCATGAGCGTTGTTATGAATAATGTTGTTCCGGATGGTTATTGGCCTTCTGCAATATCATTACTTATGTTAAGCGTTAACTACTTCATTTGGGGGTTATGCCAATAATCTGGGTAACCGGAGATACGCATGGGGATTGGATCCATAGAGTTAATATGGATTCTTTCCCCGAACAGCGTGAGATGTCGAAGGACGATTATGTGATAATTCTTGGAGATTTTGGGATATGGAGAGATTCACCGCAGCAAAGGTGGTATCTGAATTGGCTTGAAGAGAAGCATTTCACAACACTCTTTATTGACGGAAATCATGAGAATTATGACATATTAGATTCTTATCCGGTGGAAGAATGGCATGGTGGTAAAGTGCATTTTATTAAGCCATCTATAATTCATCTTATGAGAGGACAGATATTTGATATAGACGGTTTAAAATTTTTTACTTTTGGTGGAGCTGCCAGTCATGATATTTCAGATGGAGTATTAGAGATTGACGATCCAAGAGTAAAGGAATGGAGGGATGATCCGGATAAAATGTACCGAATCAATCACATTTCATGGTGGGAGCGAGAAATGCCAGATGAAAAAGAGATGGATGAGGGTATAAAGAATCTGGCAGAACATGATAATAAAGTAGATTTTATCCTGACACATTGTACAGCTTCTTCTACAGCAGCATTATTATCACATGGACTATATAAGCCGGATAAGTTAACAAATTATCTGGAAGAAATAAGGCGCAATGTTGATTATAAGCGTTGGTTGTGTGGGCATTACCACGACAATAAAGCAATAACAATAAAAGATATAGTTCTATACGAACAGATTGTGAGAATTGCATAATGAAGAAAATAATAGATAAATTGGAGAAATGGATATATAACGATTCACTCGATCAATCACAAATAAATAATAAAGCTATGCTAGTAGCAGGATGCCCGATTATGATAGGCTTTTTAATAGGTCGAATAATTTCTGTGATATTAAAATTATTGGGAGTGTAAAAATAACTATGGATGAAAAAGATTATCTTATGGCATTAAAAGATGTATTGAAAAGAAAATACAGCCTTTCAGGAGAGGATGCAGCAGATATGATCCTATCTTCTTATATTATTTCTTTAATAGTGCTTTACCCAGAAGAGACGTTACATGATGACATTGAAGTACATGCAGATAATATTTATGAGGATCATCAAGCATCAAAAAAAACAAAAACCGAACGGTTATTGTTAGAGGCCGGATACGAGGGAACGATATTCTTTACAAATCCATCTTATGAAGATGCGTTTCTTGGTATTTCTTCTGATGATAGAGCAATATATGATTACGAAAAAATGGTTGAATCTTTAGTTAACCATGAGGATATGACAGAAGATGAGGCTAGAGAATTTATAGATTACAATGCGACGTTCTATATTGAAGGTGGACCAATTATTTTGTATAGACTGGAGGAATAGTAATGCCGGAACGTAACAGAGGGTATTTGAGAAAGCAAAGACTACGAAATATTGAACGTAGAAAAAAATTAATAAGTCAACGAGAACTTATGTATCATGGATATAAAACTTTGAACGATCCTGATTTTAAAGAGGGGATGTTACATAAAGGACACAGTGGACGACTTGGCATGGGTGGAACTGCAGTAAAAACTAATACTCGTAAAGGACATGCTTCATATCGACATAAAGGTGCTTATGGTCCGGCAGATAATTATTCAAGACATGATAAGCAGCAAGTTGAAGATGGAGCACAGCAAATTAAAGAATGGGAGAATAAAAATGAAAAAAGAGAAAAAGAAAGTTCTGATTGTAATTGATGTGCAGAATGATTTTGTAACCGGTTCACTTGGTACGCCGGAAGCTCAAGCTATTATTCCAAATGTGAAAAAGAAATTTGATGAATATAAGAATAATAAGAACTATGTAATCCTTACAAAAGATACTCATCATTCAGATTACGCAGATACTTCAGAGGGCAGAAAACTTCCTGAACATTGTATGTATGGTACTAAAGGTTGGGAAATTGTTGATGAACTTGATTATAAAAATCTCGATAGTTTTATGGTATGTTGTAAATCTACTTTTGGATTTGATGACTGGAATTGGGAAGAAACATTTGATATCGCATATGATTCTTCTTTATTAGATATTGAAATTATTGGAGTATGCACAGACATTTGTGTTATTACGAACGCTCTTTTGATTAAAACTTATTATCCAGAGGCAAAAATCACAGTTGATGCATCATGCTGCGCAGGATCAACACCGGAAAAGCATAAAGCGGCTCTTGATGTAATGGAAAGCTGCCAGATTAATGTAATCAATAGAAATTAAATTAAACAATGGAGGGAATTAAAATGATGAATAATTTTATGAATGGAATGTTTGGAAAAATTGGTAGTGGAATGTGTAAGTTATCTATGAGTGGTAATATCGCAGTAAAAACCTCTAATGGATATAAGAGTTACAATGTTAAATCCGGTAAGCTCACAAACTGTGGAAATTTTGTATTCCCAGGAGTAGATGAAAACTTTTTCTTCGTCATTCCAACAAATAAGGTGGCTAAAGGAGATATTATTCTTGTAAATGGAAGACCCAAATGCGTTATTGAAGCAGATAAAACAAAAATTACTGTAATCAATTATGAGGATTCTACAGTTGAAACAATTCTGCCGGAGCGCCATGTATTTATGGGAAATACTTATTTCTATGGAAAGATTGTATCGATGTTCGGAAGTAATCTTGGAAAAGACAAGAACAGTGCAAACAAAATCTTCAAATACATGATGATGACTCAGATGATGAATGGAGCGGCCGGTACCGGAACTGGAACAGACAGTAATCCAATGAGTGCTATGATGCCATTTATGATGATGAATGGTGGTATGGGTGATGTATTTGACGGTATGTTTGATTTTGGCATGGATGATACAGACACAGAAGATAGTGAAGATGATGTAGAGGAGGATGAATAATTATGGGATGTGGAAGTTGGGATACTAAAAGTTTTGTAAGTTATTCAACTGCAAGAGGATATGATACTGATTCACGAGGAGTAGTTACAGGAAGCTATTCTAACCAGGAAATGTTTAAAGCAAAAAATATTGATGCAGCACTCGATCCTAAAGGTGTTATTAGAGAATGTTGTGATAATGAAGAGCATCCGAATACTTTACCGGTTATTTTGGCTTTAGATGTCACCGGATCTATGGGACAGACCGCAGTAGAAATTGCAAAAAGACTTAATGAAATCATGACAAAGTTATATGGTCAGATTAAAGATGTAGAATTTATGATTATGGGTATTGGAGATTTAGCTTATGATACTTATCCAATACAGGCTTCTCAGTTTGAATCGGATATTAGGATCGCAGAACAGCTTGATAAAATTTACTTTGAATTTGGCGGCGGAGGTAATTGGTTTGAATCATATACTGCTGCTTGGTATTTCGGATCTCGTCATACTAAACTTGATTGTTGGAATAGGGGCAAAAAAGGCGTAATTATTACTATTGGAGACGAACGTCTTAATCCGTACTTACCAGTATCAGGACGACGCTCTGGATTAGGAATTACAACTGGCGATACGCTTCAGGCCGATGTAGAAACTAAAGATTTATATATGGAAACATCTGAGAAATTTGATATTTATCATATCAATGTAAATCATCGCGATGGATATGACCAGAGAGGAATAGTTGAGTCTTTCTCAGAGTATCTTGATGATAATCATTTTAGGACCATTAATCGCCTTGATGATATTGCAGATGAAATTGTAAAGATTGTAGTTGTGGCTGCAGAAAATAATGAACCTGTAGTAGTCTCATCCACTGTAATTTCTGCAGAGACAGATGAATCAGGAGCTATCATTTGGTAAGGAGAACTTATGAAAGATATAAAAATTGTCATCGGGGCAAACTTTGGTGACGAGGGTAAGGGCAAATTAACAGATTATTATACTAAAAATGCAGATAACTGTATCGTTGTGTGTTCAAATGGCGGCGCTCAAAGAGGACATACAGTATTAAAATCAGACGGAACCCGGCATGTCTTTCATCATTTCGGCTCTGGAACATTAAACGGAGCAGATACTTATTTACCGGAGGATTTTATTTTAAATCCTCTGGTATTTAAGGAAGAATGGGAAGAGTTAAAGAAATTAGGATGGGAACCTTATGTATACGTTCATGGAAAATGTATGATTACAAATCCTCTTGATATGATGGCAAATCAAATAATTGAGAAAAGTCGCGGTAATGATAAACACGGAAGTTGCGGAATGGGGATTTATAATACAATTCAACGATATAAAAAACAGATTTATACGTTCACATCGTCATGGTCATATTATATGAATATGTTCAAAAGCATGGGAATTACGTTATCTGAGCAGGAAGAAGAATTATTTAATCCTTTCAAAAATCCTGGGCTTCAAGACCATTACAATGAAGATCTTGATTTTATGATGTCGCACGTACATGTCATAAATGATGATCAATTACTTAACGGATACGACACCATAGTATTTGAAAATGGGCAGGGGCTTCTTTTGGATCAAAACAATATGGAATATTTTCCGCATTTAACACCATCAAATACTGGTATTAAGAATCCTGCCAGAATTATAAAGTCTGTAAATTGGACTGATGAGATTAATATAGAAGCTTGTTATGTGACACGTACATATATGACTAGACATGGAGCCGGTGCATTTCCAACTGAATGTAATAAGGAAGAAATTAATCCAAACATGGAAGATTTAACCAATGTTCCAAATCCACATCAGGATACTTTAAGATATGGGAAGTTAAATGTGGAAGAATTACATGAAAGATGTCAAGCAGATATAAAAACCTCTGGAATCCCATGTCGGAAGACATTGGCTATGACTCATATGAATGAATATTGTGAGTCTAATATATCTCTTTATGAAATACATAAAATATTCAAAGATAACTGGAAATTAAAATTGTTTGAACGTGAGGAGAACTAAATGATTAAATTAAACGACGTAGAAATCAAACTTAATAAATATCCGGATGGAACATTCTTATTTAAGGATATTCCTCCTATTGGACCCAAAAACCTTATTGAATGGTTTTTTGAGTCAATGGAAGAAATGTCAGCAATTATTTATCTTACTCAATATTGTAAAGATCAGGGTACTAAAATTTATTTAGATATGCCATATATTCCTGATGCACGTATGGATAGAGTAAAAAAGAGAAAAGAAATCTTTACACTAAAATATTTTGCTCAAATTATTAACTTGTTAAATTTTGAACAGGTAGAAGTTTTAGATCCTCACTCTGATGTATCTGCCGCATTATTTAATAAAGTACATGTAGGAACCCCGAATCGAATGATTGAAACTGCTGTTAAGAAGATTGCGAGTAATAATCTTATGATGTTTTATCCGGATGCGGGATCTATGAAAAGATATTCTTCAGCAGTACATCTTCCATATGCTTTCGGTATTAAGAATAGAGATTGGGAAACAGGAGAGATTAAAGGTTTAGATTTATCTGGTGAAATTGATCAATTACCAGGTAAAGACATTCTTATTGTAGATGACATTTGCAGCAGAGGTGGTACTTTTTATTATAGTGCTAAAAAGCTGAAAGAGGCCGGTGTAGGTAAGATTTATCTTTATATTACTCATTGTGAGAATACTATTTATGAAGGAGAACTTCTGAAAAATAATGGATTGATTGAGAAGATTTATACGACAGATACGATTCTGACAAATCTGGAAAGTCCTAAGATTGAACTGGTTGAGAGATTTAGATAAGGAGGCATTATGAAACCGATTGTTAGTCCTTGGACGATTTATTTCGCTAGTAGAGCAAATAATTTAACGACATTTTTTGGAGTGATCGCAGGAATATGCAGTATTATTGCTATGGGTGCTTTCTTTGCCGGATTAGCCGGATATGACGAACCATTTAAGTTTAGAAAAACTATTATCAAATCAATTATCGGATGTGTTGTAATGACTATCATTACAATCATGACACCTAATACAGAAACAATATATACGATGGCAGTTGTCAATGAAATCACACCAGATAACATTCAAACAATTGGCAAAACTGGTAAAGATGTAGTTGATTATATCACAGATCAGATTGATAAAATTGTAAATGACAATAAGAATGATGATACAGAGGAGAATGAAAAATAATGAATACAATGGCAATTTTACTCTCAGACACATATAAACAGATACATAATAAAATCTATCCAAAAGGACTGACGAAATTAGTATCTTACTGGACCCCACGAAGATCAATGCTTAAGAATCAGAACAAAATGGTATTCTTTGGTCTACAGGCATTTATTGAAGAGTATCTGGTCGATTATTTTAATAAAAACTTTTTTGAATTAACAGCAGCAGAAGTTGAGCATACATATAAATACAGTATGGATATACAGTTAGGAAATAGTTATGACCTAAAGCCTATTATGAAACTTCATAAATTAGGTTATCTTCCAATTCAGATACGTGCTATCCCGGAGGGAACATTAGTACCAATGGGCATCCCAATGAGGAATGAGGTTTTAAATGGCAAAATATCTAATGAAATATAAAGGTACTTACAGACTAAAAGCTGCAATAGATCAAAGTACCAATGATTATCCCAGAGATGATTCTGGAGGAATAGATCCAAGCTTTGATGATATTTATATTAAGTGTTATGGCGGCGCTCAAATATATCATTATGGTTTTTCTACTCTTGTAGCTTATATCCCATCTATAGGAAGAGGACACAATATTTTAAAAGCTATAGCTAATGATATCGGGTTACCGGAATATGAAACTTATGAAGAATTATATAAGGCACTTGAAGATGAAGGAACTGTACGAAGTATCATGGAAAACGACAAAGAAATAGAGTTTAAGTTCCATGCTCGTAAGTTAGAATACATAGCACTTTTTCTCAAACCTGCGATTGCAGGAGCTGATATTAGTCCTTTCTCGACTAAGAACTTACCCAAGTGTAATTACCCTATTCCTGATGAAGATTTAGCAGAATACAACGCTATTTTGGATTCTATGGACAGTAAGGATTACTTGTTAGTCTCTAGGGTAACCGATGCTTTTTTGACCAATAAACTTCAAAAAAGTAAGCAGTATAGGACAATTGATTTGAAAAAAGATATGAAGAAAAAATGTTTAAAAACTAAAGAATATATCCATTCATTAGGCGAATGGAATGAATATATTGAATATTTAAAAAAGGAGATTTGTAAATGAAAAGAATAGCAAAGTTTGAAAAAGTGAGCTTAGAAGAATTCATGAAAGATTGGTGTGATACATTCGAATTAGACGCCTCTGATGCTGACACGAGACGTGAAATAGAAGGCATTTATGGTAGTATTGAACTTCCTAAAAGAGCAACAGTAGGAAGTGCCGGTTATGACTTCTTCACACCGCTTACACTTAATATGAAACCAGGTGAAACAGTAAAAGTGCCAACTGGAATTAGATGTAAGATTGATGAAGGATGGGTACTGAAATGCTATCCAAGAAGCGGCCTTGGATTCAAATACCGTCTGCAGCTTGATAATACAGTAGGTATCATCGACAGTGATTACTATGATTCTGATAATGAAGGTCATATCTTTATTAAAGTTACTAATGATAGTAAAAGACCATGGAAAAATCTTAATGTACTTCGCGGAGAAGGATTCGCTCAGGGTATTTTTGTTGAATATGGTATTACTATTGATGATGAAGTTGCAGGAGTACGAAATGGTGGATTTGGAAGTACAACAGAGAATAAATAGGAGGGTTTTATGTGGATCAGAAGTCAAAATCAAGAAAATTATTTAGATGCATCTGGAAAGACATTTTCTATATATAATGGAAATCAGATTCGTATGAAATATGCAAATAGTTCTGTATTACTTGGAGAATATTCTTCTTCTAAAAAAGCACATAATGTATTGAATAAATTAAGAAAACAAAATGATAAATGGCATTCTATGAATGTATTTTATTCAAGTAATAATATGGGTTTAACTATTTCATCTATGAATAATGTACTTGCTGCACTAGAAGAAACCAATACATTTGAAATGCCACAGGATGAAGACGTGTAACTATGCTTACAACAGATAGAGAAAAGACTATATGCGAAAAATATAGCGCATATGATAAAAACAATCGTGTCCATTGTAATGAGTGTCCACTTATTAAAGGGAATCCTACTCAATATGACTTCCGGTGCAAAGCGAACAGTCATTATAATAGACACACTCGTGCATGGGAATATGATGATTAAGAAAGGATAATTATGAAGATTCGTTTAAACAATTCTACAGATGCTAAAACTGTAGTATCTATTGCAAATAAATTTAAAGATTGTGATATTGATGGTAGTATAGGACGATGCATTATAGATTTGAAATCTATATTAGGAGTATTATCATTTGGCCTTCCGAAAGTAATTGATGTTACAGTAAGAAGCGATGATAAAGCTTTAGTTAAAGAATTTGAAGATAGTGTAATGTTCTGGAGGTGCGATGACGATGGATGAAATGTTAACTCCAACAGATATACAAAAACATCTTAAAATAGGACGTAACAAAACATATCAGCTTATTCAATTAAGTTCTTTTCCTAAAATAAAAATAGGAAATACATACAGGATTCCTAAAGAAAAGTATCTTAAATGGATATCTGATAATATACGTAAAACAATATTTTTATAGTAAAAAAATGGGAGCTATATCGAAATGATATAACTCCCTTATTTTTAATCAAGTAAATTTATGACTTCTGATTTATGTTTATTCATGATATGCATATATATGTTATAAGTTGTGGAAACATCTTCATGTCCAAGTATCTCTGATATTACCTTAATATCTACAGGCTGGTTCTGTTCCCATCCTTTCTGCAGCAGCATGGACCCAAATGAATGTCTGAGATCATGTAAGCCGAAACCGTCAGATTCAATATCAGCTCTCTTGAGGATCGCTTTAAGCGTCCTAGTAAGAGTTGACTGTGATGGTGGAATATTATTTTCAGTTACGAATATATGGTCATCTCCGGATGCTTTCAGTCCAGGAGATACAGTTTTAAGCCAGAGCAGCTGTTCTTTTGCACGATTCGCCAGAGGAATGACTCTGATTGACTTAGGACGCTTTGGTGTATCTATGAGCCACTGATATTTGCTATCTACTTTGATACGCTCCATTGTCTTATCTATGTTAATGGTATTATTCTTAAAATCTATATCTTTCCATGTGAGAGCATAAGCTTCTCCTATACGCATACCAGTATAAAGAACTAACAGACAGAACCTAGCATTACGTCCATAGATGTAATCACCTGTCTTTACGCCTGGCAAAGCAGAATCTGCTTTCATAAGAGCCGTCTTATAAAACTTCTCAGCTTCTTCTAAAGATAAGAAAGAGTGCTCTTTCTTCTGTACTGCATATTTTGACTTATGCGGCATCTTAATCCCTTTTGCAGGATTCTCTGTGATGATGTTACAGGATACAAGATAATCGAAAACAATATTGAAAAGAGTTCGTGTCTTTTTAACAGTGCTCTCAGAATATTTCTTCGACATATTTGTATAGTATGTTTGAATAACAATCTTGTCTATAGCAGCCATCTGTACATCAGCAATCGGATTAGTTTTAATATAGCAGCGATTTGTAGACTGAAGAGTAGCATAGTTATTTGTCTTGAAAGTTGGCTCCAACGTCTGCAGGATATTATCTATACATTCCCCAAGAGTCATCTTACGATAATCTTTTTGGTTAACCCTCATACTCTTAGCTTCAAATTCTTGTATCTTGCGTTTTACATCAGCTTTTGTCCTTCCTACAAATTCTTTCCGGCTTGTCATACCATTATATTTCTTACGGTACCTATAGTATGTAATGTCATTCTTTGTTACAGTATCCCATGATCCTGAACCTTTTTCCCTTCTTGCCATATACATCCCTCCGTTGTACAAAATTACACTAATTTTACTTACAAAATAAAAAACTTTACTTTTTTCCAAAATTATGATAATATGAATTATGTGTTAAGTAAATTATAGCATAAGGATAAGGATGAAGCAATAATTATTTCCCCCTTATCAATGCGGAAAATGAAATATTCCCCCTTATTTCCCCCTTATGAATTAAATTTAATAGGGTGAAAAGGGTATAACTTAACACGACTAGGTATCAAGTTTGACAACTGAACATCTCTTATAAAGTGGCTTTAAAGCCAGTAAAATCAATACTTTTCAGTATTTACAAAGGTTTCAAAAGATTGATTTTCAAGATACGCGCCTGTAGCTCAGTGGATAGAGCAGTGGTTTCCGGTACCCATGAAAAACCGACTTAGAGCCTTATAAAACAAGCACTTCTTAAAAACTTCACCCTTATTTCACCCTTATTAAATCGAAAAGAGGTAGTTAAAAAATGGCAAGAGTAAGAAAAGTAGAGCTTACATCAGAAGAAATTAAGGCACAAATTACATCTATAGAAGAACAAATTACTAAGCTTACAGAAGATATCAAAGGCTTGAGAGTGCAGAAAAAGAATCTTTCTAAAGATCTTGTTGCAGCAGAGAAGAAAGAAGCAGCCGTAAAAGAAGAACAGTCTATGAAAGATCTTGCCAAATTACTTCGAGAAAAAGGACTTTCTGTAGAAGACGTTCGGAATATGCTTGATAAAGAATCAAAGTAAAAAAATGGGTAGCCAAGTATAATGCTTGACTACCCATAAATTATAGTACATTGTCTTTTGTATATCTGACTTCCAGAGATTCAATATCTGGAAGTAATTTCTCATGATAAATATCATTTCCACCAGCCTTTTCATAAAGCTTTCCCATCTCTAGGAATGTCTTTAATCCATCCGGTGTGATGTACCCTTGTGCCATAAAGTCTCTATGCATTCTCCAGAGAGAACTTCTAAATGATGCTACAGTACACCCATCTTGATTAGTTATAAAGTTCTGCATCAAAGTTGTAAGATCAGTAAGCTGTGTGCTCAGAGTATTTTGATTTGTTCTCAGATCATCTCTGATATTAATGGACTGGTCATGATAATTATGTTGAGACTGCTCAAAATCAGCAATTTTCTGTTCCATATCAGACAACTTCTTCTCTAAAGCTTTCTTCTGTAGAGATGCTTTTGTTTCGAGACCAAGAACATCAAGAAGTTTCTCCCATCCAGCTTTTAAAGCTATAACAAGCATTGCACAAAGAAGTAAAGATATGATCACATTGATCTCACCAAACTCATGGATTTTCTGTATCTGTTCAATACCCATGACGTACCTCCTTATGCCTTAATGATATATTTGGCTGATACATAGCCAACATATTCATTTTTAGTAATTGATACTTTGTACCATCTGTTACCTTTAGTATCTTTTGTAACTCCGAGGACATTAACAAGATCGTCTTTATTTAACATCGGATACTCTGGAAGTAATGGATGTTCAGTACCGGGTTTTTTGCGAACATTCAATTTACTTGCAGTTACTTTTCCTACAAATGGATATTTTTTTGTAGTTGTTGCAGCAGGAGTATTAGGATTTTTAATGTTAGATTTTTCTACATACCCTATATATTTTGCAGCGATACGAACCTGATATCTTGTACCAGATTCACCGATAATATCCACAAGATTACCTGCATTAAGTTTAGGATATGTACTTAACTTAGAAGCTCCTGTAGCGCCTGAGAATACATCTGTTCCATTAGCTGTACAAGAACCTACCCATGCAGTATAAGATGGCTGTACAGGTGCAGGAGATGATGTAGAAGAAGTATTAGATGTTAAAATAGATGTGACAATAGAATAGTCTGGACGACAAAACTTTGTCCCAGGGAGATTTGAATTATAATAACTCTTAGCATAAACTCCACCACCATTTGGAACAATAGAAGAGCCTCCTGAAGTGTTACCTTCAATAGTATAAAATTTATCTCCTTCGACTTTTGTTACTAATCCAGTATGAGCGAATGTACCATTACGATAGAAGATTACAATGTCTCCTCGCTGTGGATTTGCATACTTTGTGAAGAGATTTCCAAGAGTAGGACAGTATACATAAGGCCAATGTTTAAGGAGTTTTTTAGCTACATCAAGACCGAATGTTTTCATCATGCACCAACTCACAAACGCTGCACACCAAGCCTGTGCCTGATACTGAGGATATACGTCTCTCCAGTATTTAGTGTAGTTATTGTAACCTGCATTTGCAGTTTTATCATCAAGCTGAGAATTAGATTTCTTCTCTAAATATCCAACCTCATTTTCAGCGCAAGCAATAAGAGCATCAATAGCTTTATCTTTATTCATAGTATCACTTCCTTGTGTAGTTGTTGGTTTGAGAGAGTTTGTAGAAGTAGTAGAAGATTTAGAATAGTCTTTATAGAATACACTTCGATCGGTTTTTGTTGGAATACCAGGAATGGTTGCCTTACTAGAATATTGCCATCCAATAACACCAGTAGAAGCAGGAACTCTTAATCTTTCCTGTAATTCACCGGTATCATTATTAGGATATCGGGCAACCCAGCAATCGTACTTTTTAGCACCTTCTGGTAGTTGATACTGATACCAAGAATAACCACAGTAAATACCAAATTTATATCCAGCTTTGACAATAATAGCTCTAAATGCTTCAATCATTTTCATCATTAAACTGTCAGATAAATTCTCCTGACATTTATCCTCTATATCAAGAAACACAGGATAATCCAGTTTTCTTTTATTCAATGTTTTAATAACTACATTTGCTTCATTTTTAATTTGAGCAATAGTAGTAGCATAGCTGTATTTATAGACTCCAACAGGAATTTTATTCTCAATACAGCCTTTATAATTAGGTTCGAATGTGCTATCAACAATATTTCCTTTTTCTGTAATTCTTAGGATAGCGAAGCCCATTCCATAACTAGCAACAGTTTTCCAGTCGATGTTTCCATTCCATCTGGAAACATCAATTCCTTTAATTTCTGCCATAATATCAAGCCTCCTTTTAGTCAATAAAAAAGAGAGGCTTTTAATCCTCTCTTTCAAGTTCTTTCAACATATTAAGTTCTGATTCAGAAATAATCTCAAGCGCCCATTCATCTGGTACATAGTTTTTCATTCGCTTACTCATATTATTTTTTCTATAATATTTATTCCAGAAATACAGATTCCCAAGAGCACGAGCTTTATGCATAACACATATATAAGTAGCTTTTGAGTCAGGAGTACCATTCACTTGATAATCATAACCAGAACAATTAGAACATCCTGCAGCTATAGGGCAATAGAAACATTCATCTGTACTCTGTGTCCTTCTATCTATTTTTGCCATACAATTAATTCTGCATTTATAACATTCTGTGCATCCTATACCATTATCTACATCACCAATAGAGTACGGTTCTTGCTCTCCATTAAGAGAAGATTCCATATATCTGATACATGGAAATATGCGACCTTGAGGATCGCAAGCAATCATTGAATTACCAACGCCTCCACACCAACTTTGTAAATCATCAGGATCTTTAGGCTGAAAGAAGTCTTCATTATAAAGGGAACAGAAGAAATCACGTTCAAAATCAAAATTCTGTTCCAAGAAATAATCAGATATACGTTTCATTTGATCATAAAGAACAGTTGCATGTACAGGTGTCCAACCCTTTTCATATACACAATTGGCATTGATTTCATCATATCCAAGATCGACCATATGCTTAATAGCATCGTATAGAAAGCTGATATTGCCCGGAGCAATTGTGATCTTGCTTCCCATATGATTTCCACGTTTCATCCAATCTGACGCAGCATCGACAGCTATGTCATAACTTGGACCACCATCTGGAAAAACTCGACAGGAATCATGTAATTCTTTATTCCCATCAATAGTAACTGAGAAAGATAATCTATTGGCCCACTTACGAAGAAATGCTTGTACTTTTTCGTCTCTGTATAAAACACCATTTGAACAAATAGAGAACATAGTTTTCATGGCCCAAGGATGATCCAACTCTATGAGTTTATCCATAATATAAGTACAGATTTGATCTATAAGCTCTATCTCAAGAAAGGGTTCTCCTCCAATGAAATCTACAACCAATCCAGGAGATTTCTCTGGATTGATATAAGATTTAAAACCTTTTTCACCTGATACAACTAAATCAAAGAATTTCTTAGCTGTTTCAAACGACATTCGATTTTTTCCTTTGTGTCCTTGGTAACAATATAGACACGCAAGGTTGCAATCATCAGTTACTTGAAAAGTGATACTCTGTGTTAATATTCTTTGTCCGTCATCGGTTTTTACCTTCTTAGATGGATAAAGTCTAGCTATCTGGTCCGAATATTGTTCTGTCCTTTTCATGCTATTCCCTCTAATTCTGGAATCTCACAATTACATTTAATAGTAATAGTCATTTCGTCAGAATTATTTGGAATAATCCAACTATACTGATGACCTTCGAGGTATTCTGGGATGTATTCCTTTGCCATCTCATTTGCAAGAGCAGCATACTTTCTCTGTAATTCTGCACCACGTTTATTGTAAGACATAAGAGTATCTCCATTGATGAGTTCTAAATCGCTTGGATGTGATTCAATAACTCTCTGTACAATGTCTTTTACGAAGTTTAATTCAAAATTAACTCTTTCAAGCTCTGTAGCTTTTTCTTTATCAACCTTTACGATTATTTTTCTCATATCCTTATATTCCTTTCATTCTTAATTATTTATCAGAAGCTGTTTCCGTTTTTTCTTTAGTTTCTTCTTTAGTTTTTTCTGTTGTTGTTTCAGTGGTCTCAGTAGGAGCTATGGTTTTATCTGTAGCTAATGAGATATTAATAACACTTCTTTCATTGGAGATTTCTTCTGAAATACTTTCAATTTTCATTCCAGTATAATCTTTCTGGGTATTCCCATAAATAATTTTAAAACCTGTTCTATTTTCATCAGTAATCATATCCTTAATAGTGTTTAAAGATTTATCAGAATTGAAGATAGAAATAGTAGCCACGATATTTCTATTCATATCATTTCCCAACCCATCTTTATATCCTTCATATGAATATGTATCGTTAGCACGAGTAATAATTAGTTCTTGTCCATCTTTTAAAATAAGTTTCATAACAATTCCTCCTGTAATTTAAACATGGACCAAAGCATTACACTTTGATCCATGATCCGTTTTGTTTTACAAATATTTTTCCTGATTTACGGGTGATTCGACAGAAACCATTTCCGGTATGGCCTGTTTCATTTGTTCCATCAGGTGATTTAAATGATTGATTTCCTGCTATAGTTTGCGCATTGGTAAGGTAGTAAGAAGAATTTACATAATTACCACTTGGATAATTAGCAGCAGTAGCTGAAGTGTAAACATATCCTGAACCTCCGCCATTATAGCCTTGGTAGTTAGTGCTATCACTATAATCAGAACATGCACCACCGCCATACCATCCACCTCCGCCACCGCCGGAACCATAATTATAATTAGTTCCAGAAGTTGTTGCAGAACCACCTTGACCAAACGAACCATTTGTACCTGCAGCAGTTTGTGTAGCTCCATATCCAGAAGCAGAAGAACCACCAGTAGTTCCGCCGCCATATTTTGTTGTAAGCGAATTTTCTGATGATGAACCTCCACCGCCACCAGCGACAATAACTCTAGCATAAAGATCATTTTTTTCTATACGAACATCGGTTGCACCGCCGCCGCCTTGTCCATAACTACTATAATTATAAGTTCTTGAACAACCTTTTCCTCCTCCGTTAAATCCACCAGGTGTTTCACCTGTTGAAGTTGTAGCTTCTGGTTGTCCACCAACATAAATATATAAATCCGTAGAATTTTTAGTTAGAGTTATGGTTCCGACAGAATATCCTCCAGCACCACCATAATAACTACTATATGAACCTCCTTGAGCACCCCAGCATTCTATTGTATATTTTCCTCTTGGAAGTGATATAGCTTGAGCTGTTCCTGTATAAGCAAAATCCATTACAGCATTAGCGCCAGCATCATAAATTTTATTGTTCATCTTCATAAATACTGGAGCTGCTTTTTTAATTTCATTATTCATTTTACAATGTAGAGTTTTCTTTTTGATATAACAGGTAATCCTACAATAGCCATTATCAGAATGACCTGTTTCTGTAGATCCAGAAGGAGATTTAAAAGATTCATTGCCAGATAAATTAGAAGCATCAGAAAGATAGTAAGATGAATTTAGAAGACAGCCTTGAGGATAGTTAGAAGCAGAAGAGGAAGTATAAACGTAACCTGAACCACCTCCACCACCACCATCATCATCTCCAGAACCATCAGGATAAGTACCTTGTCCACCGTACCAGCCGCCGCCACCAGCTCCGCCGTAACCTGAAGCGTAATAACATCCAAAACCACCGAAACCAAAACCAGCAGCACAGTTAGAAGAAGAATTTGTGGTGCCTTGTGAATTAATAGCACTTAAAGATGAATATGAAGTAGTTTGAGATCCACCATATCCATATGAACCACATCCAAAATTACCCCTAGCACCAGATACGCCGCCAGCATATCCGCCACTATATCCAGAACTACCATCAGAACCACCACCACCAGCAACAATTACTCTTGCATATAAAGAAGCACTTCCAATACGAATATCAGTAGCGCCACCACCACCTTTATAATTGTATCTATATCCACCACCATTGAAACCTCCGGGATAGATTGAATTTGATGCTGATGTAACAGAATTTCCAGATCCACCAACATATATGTATATAGTAGTTTTTTGAGTCAATGTTAAAGTTCCTGTAGAATAGCCACCTTTTCCACCATAACTAGAATTAGAACGATAACCTCCCTGTGCTCCCCAACATTCAAGAACATATTTTCCGGGTTCGAGGGTTACAGATTGAGCTTTACCTGTATAAGCAAAATTCAATACACTCTTTTCCGAGTTTCCACCGTACACAGAAGATACAGAACAAACAGCAGTACAATTATTATCACATGAAGCTTCACAAGAAAAGCCGCATGAATTATCACAAGAACCACCACATCCACCTGTACAGGTTCCTTTGCACCCGCCAGTGCAGTCATTGGCGCAAGTGGTAGTGCAAGTAGTATTACAAGTGCCAGAACAACCACCAGAACAGGTAGAATCACAACCATAACAACCAGTATAACAACCGGAATCACAATTTCCTGAGCAATTACTTGAGCAAGATCCACCACAACTGGTGCAGTCGTTGGCACAAGAAGCAGTGCAAGTATGTTCGCAATCATAAGCACAAGTAGCAGTACATGCAGCATTGCAATCATTAGAGCACCTTTGAGCACAGGCGCTTGTACAGTCTCCATCACAGTTGTTCCCACAGCCAGTGCATCCGGTTACACAAGCATTTGTACAAGCTCCGGTACAGTCATTAGCACATTTGGCAGTACAGTCAGAACAAGTACTTCCTGAACCTCCCTTACAAGTTCCATCACAATATCCAGAACATCCACCAGTACAGTTAGTAGAGCAAGAACCACCACAAGAACCACCACATCCACCAGATGATGAATGAGTGCAGTCAGTAGAACAAGAAGTTCCGCATCCATTACTACAAGCCATAAGCCTCACCTTCCTTTCAGTCTTTTATTCATAAGTAATCCAAATATCTCCATTTTTTCCGTCACTAGCTGCAGGTTCCGTTGTTGAAAGATGAATACCTATTTCAGCTAACGACCAACTTACGTTTCCAGATCCATTTACAGATTTACTTGTATTTCCTACAGTAACGGTTCTTGTTGTTCCCCAATTAGCAGTAGTAATATTAGCTGTACCATCAAAATTCGTACCATTAATAGTTCGTGCGGTTTTTAGTTTTTTAGCAGAGCCGCCACTACCTGTTCCGTGAAATATAATCGGCATAGTTAAGCCCTCCTTTTATAAATCTATGTGTTTCCAACCAGAGTTCGTTTTTACGTATAATCCATATTGTGTTGGGTTCAAATTTGTAATTCTGCAGAATCCACTGCCTGTGTGACCAGTTTCTGCTGATCCTGTAGGAGAAGTAAAAGAAGTGTTTCCTGCGATAGTCTGAGCATTTGTGAGATAATGAGTAGAATTTAGTAGACATCCGTTAGGGTAATTTTTAGCTGTAGAAGAGGTATAAACATATCCTGAGCCTCCTCCACCCCAACGTCCATCAGAGTCAGAATCACTGTCATAGGCTCCACCACCGCCATACCAGCCGCCTCCGCCACCACCACAAGAGTAGCCTGAAGCATTTCCGCCTTGACCAAAAGTAGCCTGAGTGCTCGTGCTCCATGTTTTGCCACCTGCAGTTTGTGAGGCACTACCACCACATCTATTTTGACCTATAGTATAAGAACCAGTGGTATCATTGTAATATCCATCTCCACCATATTCTCCACCGCCACAACCACAAGGATTAGCATTGGCACTTGTTACACCAGCTCCGCCGCCACCTCCGGCTACGATAACTCTTGAATATAGAGAATTTTGACCTATACGAACATCTGTAGCTCCTCCACCACCTCTACCAGAAGAAATACCAGTTCCTCCACCATTGAATCCTGCAGCAGTAGAAGAGGAAGATCCAGCCCCACCAACAGATATATAAACAGTAGTTGCTTCAGTAAGAGTAATAGTACCCTTGGAATAACCACCGTATCCGCCTATGTAACTACTGTAAGTTCCTCCTTGGCCACCCCAGCATTCTATTGTATACGTACCTGGTTTTAGAGTTTTAGATTGTACTGAACCTGTATAATTAAAATCCATTATGTTGTTCTTAGCATGAGTAAGATATATTACATCTGATAATTTAGTGATTTTTACATGTCCATTACCAGAATGACCAGTTTCTGTAGAACCAGAAGGAGCAGGGAACGATTGATCTCCGGCAATAGTTTGAGCATTAGAAAGATAATAAGAAGAGTTAAGTAAACAACCATTTGGATAATTTGAAGCAGTGACAGAAGTGTAGACATAACCTGATCCACCACTAGAACCGCCCGTATATCCGGCTCCGCCACCTCCATACCAGCCGCCTCCACCGCCAGAACCGCCTTCTGAAGAACCGGAACCATTGCCACCTATACCAAAAGTGCCAGCTGTGGGCATTATATTGTAAGCTGAAGTATAAGCTATTCCTCCTGCTGTTTGAGTACTATTGTAAGATGAATTATAGTTTGATAAGCCTAATATTCCACCGCCAGCGGCACCTTTAATTGTCCATCCTGTTCCAGAACCGCCGCCTGCAACAATTACTCTTGCATATAATGAATCAGTTCCGATCCTTATATCCGATCCACCGCCACCAGAACCTCCGGAACCACAAGTATAATTTGACCCACCGCCGTTAAATCCACCATTAACAGTAGAATAGCTACCGGTATTTGATTTAGTTTGTCCTTTTCCACCAGAATATATATATACTTTTTGTGTTTTACTTAATGTAATGGTGCCAACACTATATCCACCAAGACCACCAACTGCATTTATATTAGAATTACCATTAGATGATCCATTCCCACCTTGAGCGCCCCAGCATTCAAGTTTATATGTACCAGGAGCCAATGTAGCAGTTTGAACCGAACCAGTATAATCAAAATTCATAACAGAACCATTATAATTAGCAGATCCAACGCCGTACATTTTGTTATTATTTAATTTGAAATAAAAAGCAGTAGCCTTTTTCATTGAATTGTTTATTCTGGTATATAGCGCCGTATTCTTGCATTCAATAACAGTAATTCGACAATAGCCGTTCCCAGAGTGCCCTGTCTCAGATGAACCTGTGGGAGATGTAAAAGAAGTGTTACCTGCTATGGTTTTAGCAGCAGATAAGTAATAAGAAGAGTTTAATAAACAACCTGACGGGTAATTAGAGGCTGTAGCAGAAGTATAAACGTAACCAGATCCTCCAGGAGAGCCAGATGTGTCACTTCCACTGCTACCGGTAGCTGGAGTTGTTTGACCACCGGCTGGATAAGCACCATACCATCCACCGCCACCACCTCCACCATCATAGGAAGTATGACCACCGATTCCAAAATATCCACTTGGAGCAGTTTGACTACCAGGTGTTCCAGAACCTGAAGTTCCGCCAGTTTCACCGCCACCATATCCGCCAGTTTCGTTGTCTTCACCGCCACCTCCGCCACCTCCAGCTACGATAACACGAGCATACAATGAATCGGTACCAATACGGATATCGGATGATCCACCGCCACCACCAGCACCTTCGCTTGTGCTGGAAGCCCAAGATGAACCACCATTAGGAAATCCACCATCTGCTTTACCGTTGCCACTTATGCTACCAACTCCACCAGTATAAATATATATAAGTGTTTTTTGGTTTAGTGTAATAGTTCCAGCGGAGTATCCACCTTTTCCGCCCATACCAACCTCTATTCCTGAATTAGAAGAACTGTATCCTCCTTGAGCACCCCAACACTCCAACTTATATGTACCTTTAGGAAGTGTTACAGTTTGGACAGTACCAGTATAATCAAAGTTTAAAATATCACCAGTTTTAATATTACTCATCGCCATACACCACCCACATATCACCAGGTTTACCATCAGTTGTCTTAGGTTCTTCAGTAGAGAATGTCACATTTCTCAACTGAGATTTCATAATATCTGACTGATAAGCAGTTACAGCTCCATTAACGACCGGTTTATTCTTCAATCCATTGTAATCAGTTGTACCCGGATCACCTTTATCTCCATAAACACCTATAACGGTTGCATCTGTATACAAATGATTATTGTTTGTCAAAACAAATTCATGATAACACCACAAATATTTATTTGTAGATGTCATAACTTGAGCGGAAGTCGCCCATCCAGTAGTTGATCTGGTCACTCCCTGCGATTTAGGACTTGCAAGATAATGAGGGATAACACTTGAAATTCCAACTCCCTGATCACCTTTAGGTAATGTAAAATTCAATATAGCATCTGTATCAGTACCAGAATTAGTTACCGCAGCCGAAGTACCTGTTTTAGCAGTACCAATTTTAATAGTTGCATTCTTACCAACTCCGGCAAGACATTGTTCACCTTTATAAATTGCCATGTTATCGCCTCCTTTTATAAATCATTTCTTATAACAATAGTAATGGGAATATCTACAGTTGGTTTCTCGGTTGCTTTTATAGTAATTTGATTTGTAGTCTGTCCTCCGTCAGCTAACATTGCATTTTGATAAGCTTCAATAGCAGCAGATGAAGCATTAGAAGCATAATCTATTTCTACAATATTTGAAGAAGTTACTCCAGATACGGATAATACATAACTATATGGAGCAGAAGATCCAGTCCATTTACTTGCTGTGAGAGTAGTATTAACAAGTGTACTTTTCTTCGCATATGTTTTTTCTGATTTAGTACTTGAAAACGCACTGTTGGCTGTTACAGATGAGTCGTTAATAACATTTGCAGAATCATATTCATCAATAACATTGTAATAGGTATTTGCATTTAAAGTTCCAGCTTTCTTTTTTGCAAGATAGTTAGCTTTTGTAATTTCAACAGGAACATTAAGTCCCATCTGAGATAAGGTAATATCAGCAGTACCATCAAAAGATGCGTTACCAATTTTTCTAGGTGTGGATAATTTATTTGCTGATGTAGCAGCACCGCCAGCAGAAGAGGATCCTGCATAGTTATGAGTATGAGATGATGGTGCGAATGTAGATGGCTTACCTGTAACATTACCCCAAGCAACAGAATTTGCACTGCCAGCACTATTCGCATAAGATGCAGTACCGCTATCAGTACCAGAAACGATACTACTATATGCTTGTTTATGAAGTGCGGTACCAGCAGCTGCAATAGTAGCATAACACTCGGTAGATGTTTTTGCATCTGTTGCAGAGGTTCCACTTACTTCTGAAGAATTGACCAGCACCCAAGTTCTGCTAATACCACCACGCGCACCACTTGCAAGTGTACGGAAACAAGTTCCAGCATACGATCCTCCTGTTTTAAAGAAGGCATCTGCGTAAGTCTTTCCAAAAACATTGTAAATTCCGACTTGTACGCTATCCGCACTTAAGCCACAACGAACCAGCCATTTTACTTCAACTGTCGATGCTAAGCTGCTGTTATTCGTACGTAATACAATTCGTACAATACCGAAGCCACCACCACTATAATCCTGTGAGATAAAGAATGTGGTTGATTTATCTGAATAGCTTGCAGCAATAGTATCCAGTTTTGCGAATCGATGGAATGGATAATTGTTTTTGTCGCCTACACTCGCAGACGAACTATAAAATCCGATATTTGCAGAGGAGTTACCACTACCATCATAGTTAAAACTTAGCGTGATGTCAGTTCCACCAGATACGGTTCTAGCAGTTGCTAGTTTATTTGCGGAGTTTGCAGCACCACCAGAACTAGAACTTCCTGCATAATTGTGCGTATGAGAGGTAGGAGATTTCCCATTTAGAGCAGTTGTAATAGCATTTTGAGTCATGGTACCATCTGTAGCCGACCCAGTTTCAGTATAAAGCTTAGTTATTCCTAAGTAACTTGATGTACCTACAGAATATGTCGTATTTGTAGGGATTACCCATGCACCATCTGCACGAAGAAACTTTAATTGTTCTCCTATATTAGGTGCAGGAACAAGACCAGCACTTCCGGTAGAAGAAGAAGTAGCACCCTTCATGTTTCCATAAGTATGATCGGTAAATAATGCATCTGCAGGCACTGACTTACCAAGTGTATATGAACAAGCTACTGGTTTACCACCTGAGAAATATACTGGCTGAGTTGATGATCCAGCATTAGAAGTAAGAGCAGCGGCAGATGATGCGCTACCTGCAGAAATAGCATATTTAACACTTTTTGTGGCATCAGCAGTATTGTCAACGTTGCCTAATCCGACTTCACTTTTAGTATGCGTATGTGAAGACGGAGCTTTCCCGTCAACTAACTCTTTTAATATTTTACCCTGTGCAGCAGATAGAGACTCAGTTGTAGAGCTGCTTATTAGATTATCCTGAATACCTCGCCAAGTGTCACTTGAAGGAGGCGTATAGCCAAGAGCGCTTATTACATCGCCTTTTGTAAGTTCAGCTTTTGCATAAGATAGTTCAGACCATTTATGTGTTCCATCTCCCACTTTATGTTTACCGAATTTATCACTTGTAATTGCTATTTCTCCACTTAAAAGAACAGGATTATTTTTATTCCAATTAGCTTCCGTATCATATTTATGTTTGATTCGTATATTGAGATTTTGTTCTCCCATTGTGCACCTCCCTTTTTTAATTTTTATTTAAATAGATATAATCTATAATTTTCATATTTAGTAAAGCAGCCTCATAAAAGAGGCCACTTTCATTTAAACAGATGTCCCACAATTTAAAATAAGAGTATTGGCTCCATTAGTTAAATAATCAGTATTTAAACTTTTAACACTAAGAGCAACATTTCCTCCACCGTTAAATGCTACAGCATCAGCAACGGCACCTCCAGTAAGAGAGAAATTTCTTGATGCTGCAAGTTTTGTTGCAGAAGCAGCATTACCTGTACAAGCAGCTGCAGAAGTAGCAGTCGTTGCGTTACCCTGAAGAGCACCTGCAAAAGTAGTAGCAACAAGTTTTCCAGCAGTTGTATCAAGATATACACCTGTATCAAATACCTGTTCTCCAATACCAGTTGCTGCACTTGTAGTACCAGTTACATAAGCCTTTGCAGTAGTATTAAGAGTATTCTTTACTTTCTGGTCAGTTGTTTTGTAACCTTTTCCTTCAACAAAAGCGGCAACAGCTTTTGAAGTTGGAAGCTTAGTAGAAGTAGAAGCAGCTGCGATAGAAGAATCTACCTGTTTTGTAGCAGCTTCACCTACTGTAATCTCTCCAGACTTAGCACTTGTTGTAAGATTCTGTGTTGTAGTGGAATACTTAACAGTAGTAACGATTTCATCACCAGATGGTACAACAATCCATTTTGGATCCTTTGACATAGCGACTACTAAGTCACCGACCTTAGCTGTCACAGCAGCTCCTGTATAAGAATTATCAGCAACTACAGAAACCTGAGTAATTACTTTATATGTATCGCCTATTACAACAGAAGATGTAGGAAGAGCAGTAGCAGTACCATTAGTTCCAAGTGTTCCTTTAAACACCATTGCATCAGAAGCAGCAATAGAACTTGAAATTTTGGCATCTACATACTGTTTTGTTGTTGGCTGTAAAGCATCAGTTGGATCGGCTGCAAGCGTTACTGTACCTGTGAATGTACCACCGGCTTTTGGCATAGCCGCGTCTGCTTTTGCACCCTGAGCGGATGTAGCATAGGCACCTGAAGCTGTGTAAGCAGCAGAACCTAGCCCTTTAACAGCAATATTGTCAGTAGCATTGCCGTTAACAGTTAATTTAATTGTGCCGTTATTAGTTCCAGAAGTAATAGATACAGACTGAACTGATTTATCTGCTTTAGCACCTTGTGCAGCTGTTGCAAATGTCTCGGCACCTTTAAATGCGGCAGAACCAAGAGCACCAGAGGCATGCGGAACTAACTGTCCGGAAGTATTTGTTACTACAGGAACATTGGCTGTCGTTCCAAGATCGGCTCCATTTACAGGAACTTGTCCCTGTGAAGCTCCAGCTCCTTTATATGCAGCAGATCCCAATCCTTTTACTGCTATATCTGTTGCTGCTCCAGTTCCTGTTGTTACAGAGATTGTACCGTTCGCAGTGCCAGAAACTACTTTACGGACTGCGTTTGTAGCAAGAGTACCCTGTGCGGCAGTTGCATAAGCAGAAGTATTTGTATATGCAGCACTTCCTAATCCTTTTACCGCAATATTATCTGTAGTTGTTCCATCTACAGTCAGTTTTAATGTACCGTTGTTAGTACCGGAAGCAAGAGTTACGTTCTGTACTGAACCATCACCAATCAGTGCAGAGATTTCTTCTGGTGTCATAGTCGCATATGGCAATTCAGCAAATGTTTTAACCCCATCACCAATTTTAATTTTGTAAGCGCCAGATTCTGTAATTTCAATCGCTTGTTCACCTTTTAATAGAACAAGCGTAGATTTCGCCCAATTAGCGGTTGTGTCCGATTTAAGGGCAATACGAGTATTCAATGTCTGTGTAGCCATTCACATCATCCTTTCGAGCTGCCGCATTGCATGATGAATTCCTTTTCAGGATCAAATGCCAATGCATAATATTTGATATTATTATCATCCCATCTATAGATTGCATTTGTGGTTGTGTCCACATAAATTGCATTTGTTTTACCAATTGTTGGAAACAATGTATAAGATGCATAAGGGATGACTTCTTGCTGATCAGTTATATATTTTTTAATATAATCAACAAGCTCAGTAAGACCTTGTAAATTAAGAAATTGTTCTTTCATTATCTGCACATCCCTTCGCTTTAATGAAAGCAAGGGGAGTAACCCCTTACTTTACGCACTAAATAAACCTTTGATAGACGCACTTGGAATTGCTTCGTATCCATCTCCAACAAGCCCCTTAAGAGCGGTGATATCAGATGTGTTCTTAGCAATCTTCGGTTTTTCAGCGGCAAGATCTTTTTCAAGAGCAGTAATCTTACCTTCGGCAGTATCCATTCTGCCTTTAACAGCAGTAATATCTCCAGCATTCTTTTTATCAGCAGCTTCTAATGTAGGTAATTTCTTTTCAATAGCATCAATTCTTCCTACAGCGGCTGTCAGATCTTCAGCTTTCGCATACTGAGAAAGGTCAGAATCTGCAAGAGCCTTAGAAACATATTCAGCAATATAACTTACGATATCTTTAGATGTTGCTGTGTTTGGGAGAGTACCGATAAGTGTTTTCAGCTTAGAGATATCCTCTTTATTGGTAGTAATCTGACTATTCATTCCTGCTGCATCAGATGCATGAGAAGAAATCCAATCAGAGATTTCCTTCAGTGTGTCATATGCTTCTGGGGCGCCGTTAACAATCTGAGCAACTGCATCAGAAACAGCTTTCTTTACGGATCCAGCCCCGGTTCCATTAAGAGTACTGATTGCTGCGGTATTAGCTGCAACACTTGATTTCAGAGCAGAATCATCATATGTGCCTGTCTTTACAGCTTCTTTAATATAAGAAACTACATCTTTAGCTTTAGCACCAGTAGGAATAGTACCAACATAAGACATTACTTCTGTTTTTGCTGTGTTAGCAGCTCCGGCTGCATCGAAATCTGTAGCCGCCTTTCCAGAATCTACAAGATTACCATTAGCATCAAGACCTGCAAGATGTCCGGAGATAGCTCCTTTTACCTTATCTGCTTTGCCTGTTGGCTGTGGAATAGTAATAGTAAATGCTGCTTCATCAATGGTTACTGGAGCAGTTTTTGTATAGAAATAAAGTGTGTATCCGTCTTCTGACTGGGATACTGTTTTAATTGAGCTTTTAACAGCTTCACTGATTTTTGTGTCAATCTGTACGTTATGCAGATTTAAGAACTCCTGAAGATTAGAAAGTGTAGCGAACTGTAATTTTGCCATAATTAATTTCCTCCTTGAAATATATTTGTTAAATCTTTAGAATCAATACCACCAAGTTTTCTTTCTAAAGCAGCGTCAATATGTTCGTCTAAAACATCCAGAACAGTTTCTTCAATGATATTTGAAACATATTCTTTTACAGAATCAGCACTTGCAAAATTCTGCTCATTGATCCAGTTTTCAGTGATATAACGATCAGTCGTATATTCACCATCCTGCTGAATGAAGTATAATGTAATAGATTTTCCTTGCATTTTTGTGATTGTTGTGCTGGAAGTATCAGCGTCATGAGATACAAGATACAGAACATCGTCTGCAGAAGATTGAACAGTAGTATTGTTTCCGCCAATGATAGATTGGCCTTTTACTTTATAAATACCATCATCGAGTGATGATATCTTCACAGGAACAGTAAGTGTACCTATAAGATTCACAATAGGTACGTCAGATAATTTGTTATAAGATAAGCTGTTGATATAATCTACAACAGTGGACTTATCTTCAAGATTACCGATTATATTATCTAAAAGAGTAGAAAGCTCAGAAGATTTGACATAATTATCTAATCCAATTGTTTTCTTGACTTCTTCAACAATATGACCTTTATCTTCGTCAGTCATAGATATGTCATAAGAAAAAAGTAGTTTATCTCCAGAGAAAAACATAAGATTTGATCCGATGCATTTTACATCTGTAATCTGTTTATCTCCTTTGACATATTCTAATGTATTGTCGATGGTCACCCACGCTATACTCTTACTGTCTTGGATGTAACAAAGTCCTGGGTATTTTAGCACCCCTCTTTGTAAAGCCTTTTCTGCAATTTGCTTAGTTGATGCAGAATACCAGGTTGGAATTAACGCCATGCTGTGATCACCTCTTCAATTTGTCATATTCATATTTTGAAATTTCTTTTATTGCATAGATGTCATTATCAGGCGGAAAATTATAGAGACCTTCAATGTGCCATCCATATTTTCCGTCTGAACTTAAAATAGCCTGTGCTTCTGTGATATCACATAGAAGCAACAGACTATGTTTTTCCTGATATTTGATATACAGGATATGATTAAGGACATCTACGACTTCATCATTTTTGATTACTTTATAATACATGTGATATCCTCCTTATAAGAGGGGAATGGTTACCCCTCACTTGAAATTGAGAACATAAGTAAGATTCCAGAATTCTGTCCTGGATAAGAGAACCCATATGTTGCACCAGATTCATTAACCGTATACAGCCAGTTTGCAACTGTAGCATTTGGAGATCTGGTCCAGTAAGATTTATACTCCGTAGGAGTAGAAGAGTTTGCTTTCTTTCTGGTATCATCATCTGTGAAATAAGCAATAGGAGCATTTGTTTCAGAAATATATGGTTCAGAAGTAGCAGTAGGATCAACTTCGTACAGAGATGGAACATAGAATCTGCAATTAGATACAGAAGTGTCATTAGACTTGTTACCGACAGAAGAATATACTTTAACTGGTTTGATCAACGCTTTCCATAAAGGAGAGATTGCCTTAACCATGCGAGTATTCAACCATGTATTTAATGTAGAATCAGCCCATCCACCTGCATTTGTGCTCTTATTATTATAAGGTTTTTCTGTACCAAGTAGATTAGAAGCAACAAATGTAATGTTAGCTCTCTTTGAAGCAACGTCAGACAGATAATATCCTTTAAACTTAGCTACTTCCATTGGAATAATTTCATGAATCCAAGAAGCAATATCCATACATTGTTCTTCACCAAGATCCGCATACCAAACCTTAGCCCAATGTACAGTGCCTTTTGCAAAGTTTTCATATGCTCCGTCGTCAGCTTTAGAACATCCAAATACGAGAGTGGAACTATGCTCTGGAATCCTGATCGCATTCAGAGTAGTAGAAGATACTTCTTTTCCAGTCATGTTTGAATTGTATACGTACAGCTTCTGACTTCCCGCTTCATGACGGAATACGATGATTTCTCTATTGGTTCCAGCAGATGGAGCTATACTATCAGTATTCCATGAGAAACGAGGTTCCTGAGAATACCAGAGTCTAAATCCATTAGAACCGTCACCCTGGAAGCACTGTGCAAGAGTGGAGTTTACACTATTTCCTGAATCAAATTCAAAGTCAATAGCAATTGTAAAATCTCTGTCTTTTTCCATGATCTTTAATCCGGTGTCAATATAGTTTGTTCCATCAAATTTAGTCGCAACTGAAATAACTTCATGCTCTTCAATGTCGCCATAGCTATAATCAACACCAAGTTTGAAATCTAATGTATCTTTTAATGATAATGATTTTGTTTCAAGTCCCATTTTCATAAGAGTATAAAGCTCAACCTGTGTCATATTGGCCAGATCCTTACCATCAAAGTATCCATCTACGTATTCGCAGGTTTCATATACTGCATTGATCGTTTTATTTCCATCGACAAATCCTGACTTATCCCATCCTTTAAACAGATTGTACTTATAAGCAGATTCCTCAGCAGTATAAGTAGGAGTGTCACCTGTATATTTTACATAAGAACCATACTGGGCAGTAGATTCTTGAAGAGATAATCCTTTAGAAACATATTTTACAGTATATTCACGGATTTTACTGTCATATACAGCAGTAATAGTTCTGTCAGCAAAGATTCCTGTCATTGAATCTTTCCATCCTTTGAAGGTATAATCAAGCTTAATTGTGCTTTTCTTTGTAGGAATAGGAATCGGATTAACTTCTCTTGTAGTAGGATCAACAGCGTTTCCACCTTTATCTACGTACTGGATATCAAGGATAGTATTACTTTCATCATCATTTATAAATGTAATTTTAAACTGAGTAATGATTGAATCGTAAGTAAGAACAAGGTCTGTCCAGATTCCAGGTTCATCTTCAGAACCAACAAATTCTTTATATTCCTGCTGTCTAACTACAGGAATATGAACAGATCCAGTAAGAATTGACTGCTCAGTAGTAGCGCCATTATCATCAATACCGGCAAGTTTTGATAATTTCAGAAGAAGCGTAGTATCATCAAGATTCCATGAGATACCAGTAATTGTTACGGTACGAAGAGTATTAATAGCAGCATTTAAGATAGCAAGAGCATCTACGATAGAATTCTGACATACAAATGTCTGTAAATTATCGTATCCTGCAACCTTAAGATCAGTTAAGTCTTTGAGGTTCTTGAGTGTAAGAGTGTTGATAGAAGATGGGAGAGAAGCATGAGCAATCTTACCATGATTAGCAAATAATACAGATGTTACAATAGTTCCATCAGCATAAAGATTAATAAGATTTTCACATGCAGACAGGTTAACAGATCCTGTAAGATTTGGACAATTACGAATATCCAAAGTCTCAAGAAGAGTATTATTACCCATATTAAGAGATGTCATAAAAGTATTCTGATATCCAGCTGTATTATTACCAATGATAAGAGTTTTCAGCTTAGAAGCCTTTGAGAAATCATTATCATGAATATAACAAGCAGAGAGGTCATTTAGTGCCTCAATTCTTGATGCAGCATAGATAAGAATAGCTGTATCATCCATATTTGTTAAGTCCGTAGTAATCTGATATTCTTGTCCGGCTTTTGCACGTACCTGAGTAGTTTCTGGTGAATTACCATAAAGTACAGAAATATACATATCAGAATAAGGAATGATTTTCAGAGTATAATCTGGTTTAACTACAACTTTCTTAGGTGTATTACATCTGAACATAATCTGATCAGACTTTACATCTGTATGTAAGAATTTCGTTCCCATATAAATATGCTGGTCACGTTCCCATTGTCTGAGATGATATTTTCCACGCCCATTCATCATCTCATTAAGGAATCTTACTGTTCCAGCACGATATGTTCTTATATACAATCTTTCATAGTGGATTCTCCACAGTTCTTCTGGGAACTGATTCTGCCATGCTTCATACTCATTGATTAAGTGGGAGTCTGACCAACAGTTAGAGTCTACAGACTGATACATGTTTCTTAATTCTTGTGTAAATACATCACGTATTCTGCACCACAATACAGATTCAGCAGCATTGAAAACATAACCAGATGAAGGATTTCCTTCTTCTTTATAGTCAGTATCTTCCTTACCATATGGGAATGACAGCTCACCTGAATTATTAATACCAAGCTGAGTGTCCATATCATATGCCCATAGATCAAATCTATAACCATTATGCAGAGCAGCCGCATCATCATCTATAGTATAATATTTAGCTTTATCACCCATAGTTGTAGCTTCTTCCTGAGTGATATAATGTTTTGCCCAATGCGGGAAAACATTCTTGGCTCTATTATCAATCATACTATATCTGAGTGTAACTAAATAGAAATAGAGCATTGCATCCTGAATACACCAATCTTTCAAGCCATCTTTAAATTCTTTATCACTAGACGTAATTACAAACTCATAGAAGTCTCTCCAAATCTGTTTGTTATCTGTACGTATTTTCTTTTTTGCTTCATCAGAAGTAAGAGCAGAACCATCCTTAGAATCGCCGCAACAATCATATCTGAATTCAAATGATCCATCCCAGTTATTATACAGAGCATCATATGCTGTATTACCAGTTTTCCATTCAGCTTTACTGATAGGATATTTCATAGTTCCATCTTGGTTTGTTATACCGGTCTGGAATGCAGAGTTTGGAAGAGTATTATCACTGATCTCAATACAGAATTCTTTCATATCCTCTGGATCATAAGCTCTTGTAATATCAGTCTTCTTTGAATCTCCCATATTACCGAGAGAGTAGAAGTGCCAGTCTGTATCCTGAAATTCTCTATGAGTAGTAATATCAGGATCAGATTCTTTAATAAAGATTACACAGTTGACAAATTCCATAGAGTTTTTAACTTTAGGATCTCTACGTACCGCAGGACTTTCATATGGTAAAAAGTCGTTGAATCTCTTCTGTCCTAATGCATTAGTTGCCATATTTGAAGATGCTACATTTACTTTAAAATTCCACCAATTATTTGGAACAGAGTTTCTTGTAAGACTAATCTTACCAGTTCCGTCCTCATATTTCGTCCCATCACCAAGAACTAACTCTGTCTTATAGTTAGGATCAAGAGGAATCTTACTATTGATCTGATGTACACCATCCGCACAACAAATAACATCAATATTTCTGGCAGCAAAACCATATTCAT